TGTCTACTAATATTGACTTAGCTGTGCCGCTGAAGAATATGTTTGGTTGCCTACCTGCCGCAGTTAATATAACTGGATTGGTGTTAGCTATAGTTTGATTAATATCGCTAAAAGTATCTTTAAGAGTAGTCGTACCCGTCTCATAAAAATATATCTTACCGTTGCTTAACGGATCGCCAGCGTCATCAAAATATTGTGCATTTATTTCATTAAATCTAGCCATTATTCTTCACCGCTTGTACTGTTCAAAAAGTAATTAGCCACACCTACGGCTAATGCTCTTTCTTTGATGTTGGCTGGAACAGTGTTTGCCCAGTTATTAAATACCTTGCTTTTAATAAAGCTAGCCTCAGCCCTATCTGTGGGTTCCCCTCTTGCAGACCTAACAATAATTCTTTTAAAACTTGGATCACCCATCATTTGACTTGCGGCTTTAAGCGTATCTTCTGGGGCAGAATCCAAAGCCCATTTTACCCAAGCGCCAGCAATGGGAATTTCTCCAAAAAACTTGCTGATGAATCCGTTGTCATTATTCATCATTTCCATTGCATTAGTTATACCAGTTCTGGGAGCAGAGGCTGTTGCATCTGCATAAGCCTTTGATATAGACGCTAAGTTATTGAGATACCTTGCGCCGCCAGAAGGAAGATTTCTAAAAAGCAAATCCCTAGCTCCAGAGTCTCTCTTAATTTTATTCCACCAAGCAGCAAATTGACCGGGAGATAATTCCACGTTCGTTCTGCCTCCACGGGTAAAAATACCACCAAGAGCAGTTACTACAGCTTCTTGTCTCATACCTTCTGGGACCGCTTCTATAACCTGCTTGAACAATTGACTGTTTCCCTCAGATAACCGATTCATAGCTCTGGTTAGTTGAGGAACAATATTCCTCTCCATATTCCTGCCAGCAACATTCTTGGCTATCTCTTCAAGACCTTTTCTCTCAGCGACAAGACCTTTTGCTGCTTGCCAAACCTGAGACATAGATGGGTCAATGTCTCTAAGAGCCTGATCCTGCGCCTCTGTAAGAGCGTCATACAATCTACCGAGCTGGAATGATGCAGTGTCTCCCTGAACCATACCTCTAGACGCGCTGCCGTATTGCTCTCCTATTTTTTGCCTTAGCTCATCAAGTCGAAAGTAAGTCATCTGCCCAGCTCTACCAGTTGCTGACATTGATTTTTGCACTTCTCTAAACAATTGTTGTTCTGGCTGAGATAAGTTTCTTACACCGCCTGCATCTATTGCTTTTGACCTAAGCGCGTCCCTAAGCGGACGCAAATTAGTTATCCTAGCTCTAGGATCAATCGTTGCGCTAATCTTTGTGTAAAGAGCATCAGACTGTGCCCTCAGACCGTCCATTATATCGCTCATCTCTTTCTTGATGAGATCATCTACGGCAATTAAGTCCCGGCTCCCTCCAAACTCGTCTATGAAGTTTCCAGCCCTAGCGGCTAATTCGTTTATAAACTGCTTCTCCGAATTAGCCATTGCTGAGCCAGGAATCTGAGCCACAGCCTGCTCAACCTGAATGTACTGAGGATTTCCAGAAACGATTCTTGCCGGAGTAATTTCTTCTAACCCTAGTTCCTGAACAGCCCTAGCCCTAACAGGATCAGGTTGAACAACATCAACCATACGCTCAGCAGCTTGCGGAGCCCGCCCAGTTGTTGCCTCTCTTGCTACGCGAGATATTTCAGGAGCTGCTCCCTCCTCGAGCGTTCCGGCTACCTGACCTCTCATTGCAGATTCTTGTCTTCCCGCAGAGACCACTCCGGGCAAATCTGAAGCAACGCTAAACATCGGAGCCATAGCTACTTCTCCGACATTAAACTCGCCACCAGCTTTACTTTGGGCTAATTCTATTGCAGCTTGCGTTGCCGCTTCTAATGCCGCCCTGGTCAACACAGTTCTACCAAAACCAGCAGGAGTTGCCGCAGTAATTGCTGCTATTGTTTGAGGAACATCTCCTAAGCTTAAACCCGGCTTATTAACAACATAGGTCTGAGGATTCTCAGGGTGATTAATGTAAACACCGCCTCTTGGCCCTGTGCTTACCTGTATTCTAGGATCAGCAACCTTTAGTATCTGCGCGAATTCGTTTGGATCAAATGTTAAAGCACTGAGCGCACCCAATCCTGTGCGAGCGACAACTCCACTGTCAGGGAGCACCTCGCCCACTCTTGTAGGGTAAAGCTCTCTTGCAGATTCCTGCTCGGGCGTAAGAGGTATATCAGCCACAAGACTTCTTTGAGGCTCGCCTATCTCTCTTAGAGGTGCAGGAGCACTAGTAAAAACAGGAGCCTGATTTGTATCTGCTATTAATGTCTTCGTTTGAGGAGCCATAAATCAATCCGTAAATCTTGTTGGGTAATAATTTCCATCAGCGGCTTTTACTCTAACCCTAGACAAATCAGCATCTGTTATTTGTCCTTCTTGATATGCAGTATTCAAGTCTTCTTCGCTTTCAAACTGAATCATATTTGAGGCGGGAGAGCTAACTTCTGTTCTTATATTAGCCAAAGTTTGCATTCTCTTAGACTCTGGATTGAAGTAAGCGCTCATAAATCTTTGGTTAGCGCCGAAGTCTGTAGCTGTCCTCTGCAAATCTGAGTAAGCATCATATATCGATGGTATGCCAGCCGCAGTCACGCTGTTAGCCACAGCCATAAGCTGATCAACGTCAAACGTATCTGGATTTGTTGGATCAACAATTCGCATCAACTGTTCTGTATTTACGCCTCTTCCCTGTAATGCAGCAATAACCGCAGATATCGGCGTATCCGCTCCAGCAATTTGCCTAGCATCAGCATCCGTAACAACACCCGGTGATATCAGTCGAGCTACGTTCATGATGCCCGCATTGATTGCTGATCTGCTTTTGGCTCTCATTTCTTTCTCTAAGCCCTTGACCTTGTTGTAAGCGGTCGTTATCTCGTCTACGTTTTGATTAAGTTTTCTAGCACTAGTGCCTACTTCACGCAGTTGGCTTACAGTTAGTTCGTCTTGCTTGGGCATCTGTATTAAGCCAATCTGATACGCGCTGTTTATTGCAGAATCAAGAGAAGGTATAGCTGACATAGGATCATTCATAAGCATCTGAATCATATTTTGAGTAGATTCGCTAGAAGCTCCAATTCTATTCTCTAGCTGAGTCCTGTCTTGCAGTAACTCAATTGCCTGACCTACATTTCCAGTTTGTAGTAAACCTCTGATCCTTACAGCATCTTGAGCAGCAGACTTGGCAAGGACTTCTTGCATTTGAAAATCCTGCATAGCTTTTTGTCTGCCGTATTGCTCTTGCTGCTGCATTTGCTGCAAAAACTGTGGACCTTGACCAGCGTAAGCTGATTGCAAGCCTTGCAATATTGTGCTTAGTTGTGGACCTTGCTGCTGTGTAGGCATTCTTCCACCTAACAATGATAAGTTGTCAGCCATATCTATACCTAATCGCCTATATTACTTAACTTAAAGGATTTCTGATTATTCCCATAGAGCTTGGATTACCGCCAAATTGAGTATTACCAGGATATACCGTTGCGCCGGAATGATAACTCATCGTAGGCACATACGGTTGAGAATCAAACACAGGAGCCTGCACTTTTTCCTCTTTTGGGAACATCTCGCCAAGTCTCGCTCCTACAACCGCACCACCTAAAGCTCCTGAGATCGGGCTTTGAGGAACAAATGTAGAGGATTGCGGTACGCCAGCTAATTGAGCACCTATGTTGCTGTTGCCTTGAGCTTGCATTAAAGCCAATTCTGTTTGAGCTGCTGCATCACCCTGAGCCGCCGCCTGTTGTAATCTGCTAACAAGATCGGTCTGCGCTCCAATCATTTGTGCAGTACCAGCACCCATTCCTTGTTGCAAACCACCCATTTGAGATGCGGTCGTTCCAAATTGACGTTGTAGTTGCTCGCCAGCGCGAGTCCTCATGCCTGCTACATTCAAGCCTGTTTGTGCGGCTAAGTCTGCCGCTCTAGTTCCTATACCTAGCGCAATGTTAGAGCGTCCTGCACCGAGAGATGTTCTTAAATCAGCTTCGCTAACACCTAGCTGCTGCGCTAAGTTAGCCAACTGCGTACCCTGTTGAGTAGCTGCTTGTAATCCAGAAGTACCGCCAAGCACACCCAAACTAGCAAGCTGTTGAGCTTGACCAGTGGATAAATTAGCCAGATTCTGACCAGCACCAGAGGCTAGTCCCGCAAGCTGCTGAGAGCCACCTGTGGCGATATTAGCCGCACTGCCTCTAGCACCAAGCCCTTGAGCAGATAGAGCTTGAAGGTTGGCTATTTGGTTTTGCAAGTCTTGAGAAGCCAGGCCAGTATTGTACCTAGCAAGCTCCTGCATAACCCTGCCGCCTCCTAAGCCGCCTCTTGCGCCTGCTGTTCTAAGAGCAGCACGTTCGCCCTGCTCTTGCAAGAATCTCATCTGTGGACTTTCTTGATAAGCCTGTTGAAATGCTTCTGGACCTAACGCGCCAGACAGTGCTAGTTGCTGTTGTAGCGCCTGACCGCCAGCCTGAGCGTAGGGATCAAACATTGCCTCAGCTCTTCCAAATCCAGATTGAATATCTCCTCTGGACTGAGCGAGAGCCTGTTGTATGTCTCCACGGCCTCCAGTGAATCCTGACTCAATGTCAGCCCTAGCGCCTCCCAGTGCTTGCTGGAGAGCGCCTATGCCAGTTTGAGTTCCCTGCATTATGTCTTGTCTAGCTTGTCCTATACCGCCTCTCAGAGCACCTATGCCGCCCAGTGTGCCTGCAGTCAATTCTCTGCCTGCCGAGCCTGCGGTAGCACCCAAAAGCCCTGTGGCCGTTCCTGCACCGCCCAAAGCGGCTTGTTCTGCTGCCGCCAGGCCCACAGGTAATTGTGGCTCAGGCGATACAGGCACACTGGGCGGCATAGGCCTTTCAGGATCAACATTAACCGGCGGTTTAGGCCTTTCAGGATCATAAACACGGGGATTGGTATTTCTTTCTTGGTTCACTCTTGCAAGATTGCTAACAACAAACTCGTTGCTTAGATTGTACTGACTAGCGACTTGTTCTGGTGTCTTAGCACCTGAGTTAAGGTCTTGAAAAGCCTGCTCTTGTACTATTTGAAGATTAGTATTAACAAAGTCTTCGCTTACTCCGTACTGTTGAGCAATCTCACTTGGCGTTTTATCGCCACGGGTAAGTTGACCTACAACATTATCTATTTCTTCTTGAGAAAATGCAGGACCGCTAGGATCGATTACTTGATCTAGTGGTCTAGTAGGAGGAACTACAGGATTTGAATCTATTTGTTTTTTGATTACTTCCTGTATCGGAGGCGCAGTCGAAATAACTTCGCTGTAAGCCTGCCTTGCGATTACAGGATCAACATTTAAAACAGTGGAAAGATAATTAAGATCAGCACCAACATCATTTATTAGAGTTGCGATATCTGCAACCGATGCATTAGGAGTAGACTTAATAAAGTCAAGTACAATAAATTCAGCTTCTTTACCGCCTTCCGTGTCTTCTATTCTCATACTCATAACGGTATCTGCCCATCGGTTTGGAATTGCATCATTGCTTGTTGCATTAGATCAACTGGAGCAGATGCTTGCTGTGTTGGTTGTGTTGGTTGAGCTTGTGTTACAGGAGTAAACTGCATCTGCTGCGGATTTATTATGGAATCAAGAGTGCTGTAATCTATTTGACCGCCTACTCGTGCCGCTTCGGGCCGATAATCTAGCGATCCTCTGCCAAGTATTGCCGATTGCATAAAAGGCTGGGCCTCTGCTATTCGTTGTTGGGCCATATAGTTGCCTTCTCGGAATTGTTCAAGCTGCGGTCTAAACATCGAGCCAGTAAGGTTAAGAGCTTGATTTACAGCATTTTGACGTATGTCTTGCGACCTTTGATATGCAGGAGCCAACGGAGCTAGAGATTTCTGACCAAACTCTCTGATCAATGCCATTTGCTCCGCTCGCTGTTGAGCAGATTGCTCCGCTGCTTTCGCGCCCATTTTATTAGCATCTCTTTGGCCCTTATAACCAAGAGCAGTGCTACCTATAGCAGCCAAACCCTTAGCGCCTCCAAGAGCACCAGCTATGCCCTTTCCTGCCGCAATTAATGGTGCTAAAAATGGTATTGCCATAATATTCTCCTAAACCGCTATCCAGCCCTTGCTTCGGTCACCACCGATCTCAGGCTGCATTTTTCTGTATTGGATTGATCCCGCACTTCCTGTAGTGTCGAGATATAAACTAAACTGTACCGCCTCTACAACTCCTTCTGGACTGCCTACACCCGTTATAGGTATAGATAACGCCGCTTCCTGCGTAAACTGTCTGAATGGCTGCTCCATCGTGCCATTAGCATCAACTATCGGCTGGGCCGCGTTTAACTTATAGCTCATTGCATTGCCACAATGTCAGCAGTCATCTGTATAAATACAGGCTTTACCGGGTCACTAATTGTAAATCTAAAAAGCTCAAACCTTGAAGCCCTACCATTACGGTTCCAGATAACTCTGCGGTTATACTCGCCCACTTTACCAATGCTGCGGTATCTAGCATCTGACCATATTTTACCATCTACAGACCGCTCTAATCCCACTTTCGGGTTCACAGCAGAGGAATTACCTACACCGCTCTCTACCGTAAGCTCTAACTCTGGGAGTACAAAAGAATCCATATTGTTTTGAAACGGCTGAGTTACGATAGTTCTGCGAATCTCGGTGTCGTATTCTGTGTACACGTTCTGGGCTAGCAGGCCAATCCTTCCATCTACCAGATCACCTGCCCATAATTGATTATACGCCCTAACCAGTGCGTTTACCCGATATGCACCTAATGAGCCATCCACAAATGATTTACGCTCATGCCATCGCTTGCTTATTGTGTCGTACACTAACGTAGTACCAGGTAAAGCAAATCCAACAAAGTATGCGCCTTTTTCTGCGTAGGCCCATGAATATATATCTAGTATCTGGGCTTCAGTTAAAGCACTTAACTCTTTATCTATTGCAGTGGTAGATATCTTGGCTACGTTGTTGCCGTTTAGCGCCCAGATCGCAGGTGACTCATTAGTACCCGCGCCTACAAACACAAACGTATCTTGAATAGACTGAATGCTGAACGGGCTAGATATCCCTTTGCTGAGGAACAACCCAGTACGCTGGAACGGAAAGTCAGCGCCGCCAATGTTTTGAAATGCTTCTATCGTCTGCGAACCGCCGATAAATAGCTGGTTCTTAAATACTATAGGAGCAACGATCTCATCTGGGTCCGACTCTGCAGTACCGAAGTCTAGCGCGTTATACGACAAACCATCATTCAGTGCGCTGACAATAAATTTCTTTGTGTCAGTAGTGAGGCAGAAAAACCCGTCAATAAACACAACCTGTTGAGGATTGCCGTTAGCCGTAAAATCAGCGTCTGTAATCTGAGCAAAAGTATCAGCAACGTGGTTGTAAATATACCCATTGCCTCCAGGAACCAACAGCAACAACTGAGTTCCATTGTCAGCCATCGATACTCTGCCTGATCCTGCTATTTGACCGTGATCTGTCAAAGCATAACTTGATGACATACTGTATAACTTGCTACCAATCACAAAGTAAGGCACACCGTTCATTTCGTGTGCGCCTCTGCAATTTTCAATATCGCTAGCTTTCGCTACCTGCGTAAGACCGGGCGTACCAAACAGAGTCTCCTGATTTAACGCAGGAGCCTGAGCTATATTCGGATAGAAGTTAGTGCATTCCTGCGCCGATATCGGCAGAGAATCACTCTCATAATATCCGTTAGCTATTGGCAGGATAACCTTCGGCATTAGTTCACAATACCCACAATTGCATCAATCAGAACAACATTATCTGTGCTCGTGTCGTTACCAATATAAAGCTCAATAAAATCATTTTGAAACAAGGAAACATTGAAAAACGTAGAAGCATTAGCAGACTCAGCAGCATCTACTTTTCTGGTAATTTTACTGCCAGCCTCAACAGTGCCATTTTTAGCAATCTGTATAAATATTTCTTGATTGTTTGAAGCAACCGGGCTGAATGTGGCGCTAACATGAATAGCAGCGACTCTTTCAGATGTTCCGTTGTAAACTATCTTTCCTGTTGTATCTCCAGTAAACCCAGACTGTACACCAACAACAAAAGTTGCTGCCGCCTTTACAGGAGTGCCAGCCGTGGATATCGTTGTGGCTCCAGTGTTTCCTTGCACAGTAACTTGAGCGTATGGCTGCGCCTCAGCATCTATCGTGACGTAATTGCTTGTTGAGGTTACGTTTATTCCGCTTCCTCCAACCAGGCTTGCAATGTCAGGAGTAGCGTCCGTTACATTGAGTAACAGTGGAACGCCAGTAGAGTCAGCAGAGAAGTTATGTTTTAGCTCTAAACCGTTCTCGGCAGATACACTAGCCAATATGCCAGAGCCGCTCTCTATGTTTCTAATCTTGTTTACAGAACCATCAATATCTAAGACAGCAATACCAGTAGCAGCTCCCGTCTGAGTTATACTTCCGGTAACACCAAGACCACCAACAAAATTGGTGTAGCTGATTTTATAATTAGTGCCGTTTACAAAGTAATCCATAAACGCGCCAGCATCTACAGATGTTTTGGCAACAAAATTTGATTTCTTTCTGCCTTGCGATCGATCAACCATTTGTATTTTGCTCCAGGCCTATTGCCCCAGTAGATTCTGCTAGTATTTCTGCCTCAGCGTCTGGATAAAAGTGACTAGAAAAGCCATACAAGTTATCTTCATTTCCCGAACCAATAGGTAGGGTAGATGGCATTTTGCTAACGCCCATACTTTGCCCTATTAATCGCATTGTATTAAAACCGTCTCTTGCTGCTTTTACCAAGCCTTGCGAGATAATGCCGTTGTAGTCAGGAGCAACTTCAATAGCCATATTAGCTATCAAGCCTCGCAGTGCGCCTGTAGGGATAGTTACATCATCGCCTAAGTCAGATACCTCTGTGTATCCTAGCTGTATCCCTGAAGCGTCCAAATCATTCATATAGTTATTCATAGCAAATATGAAGTCACTATACTCATCAGGCTGCAACGGGGCTTCGCTAGCCTGGACTAATATTCTTTGTAAAGATGCCTTTGCAACTTGAGCAACAGTAGCCATTATTCGTACATAGCTCCCTTTGCTTTGAATTTGCCTTTGGGCTTTTTCTTAGCAGCTTTGGCAGCATCGCTCTTGCCTTTTTTTGTGTAGGGATATTTCTTTCCGTCAACCATTGGCATAATTCACCTCACTCAAATGTTGCATTTTTGGCAGATTGCCTAAACGCCTTAGCACTAGGAGCACCTTTCGAGCCTGGCTTTCGCATTCTCTCTGGTGTCTTACCCTGGGATTTTTGACGCTTAATTCGCTTGCGCTTCTTGTGGATGTTAGCGTACAGGCCGTCACTCATACTTAGCACCTTTGCTTCTTGTGGACTTAGCACCCTTGCACTTCCAGCGTTTACGGCTCAAGTTGTTAGGCGTGTTGGGATCGTTCTGCTTTTCTTTTGAAAGCCTTTTCTTAATTCCTAAAGACCTAGCGCAGTAAGAATCACCCTTCTTTGTTCCAGGCTTCACACGAGAACCACCGCCTTTGGCTTTTCCAGCCTGCCCGTAGGAGACTTTCTTGCCGCTAGCGGTGACCTTTACTTTCGCTTTACCTTTTCTTGGAGTAGCCATATAAAAAACTAGGAGCCGAAGCTCCCAGAATCACACAAGGTTACTTGCCGAAGCCTTGACCCGCAAATAGCGGATTAAAGCAAGCATACGCCGGAAGAAGGTCAAAACGAATCTTCTGCGTATTAGCGTCACCGTCTGCGTACTTAGACACACGGATGCTCATACCATCGCTGGTAGTTGCAATCGTGTCAGTTGAGTAGAGCTTAGGTAACTTAACAGTTCCAAGACCAAACGCTTGCTTGGTGAAGAACATATTAGGCTGATAGACAGTTGACGCAGCACCAACGATAGTCACAACCGCGCCGTCAGCAGGAGCCGCGTCTACGTTGTTGTACTGACCGTTAGCTTCGTAGATAGCCGCGCCAGAGACTGTAATAGTCGCAGCGTTAGCAGCGATAGTCACATCCTCAAGGACTGTGCCTGTCCACGGAACAGCAGCACCTGCGCTATCAAGGATAAGCTCACGAGTAGCAACATTTAAACGATTAACGCCTGCAATAGTTACTTGGTCTCCAGCTTTGATAGTGCCAGTACCCAGACCATCAAGAACCAAAGTCTGCTGCATGGTGTCCTTGGCTGTGACGTAAGTTGCGTCAGGAGCGCCATTCAGTGCTCCTGCACGATCAGTGGTAGAACCAGACGTATAGCTGCTCAGAGCGTTAGAAGTTAGTGCCATCAAGCCGCCAAAGTTCTGGCTGATTTGCGCTTTCTCCCAAGCTGTACGAACAAGGCCGTCAGCCGCATTCAAACCGTTCTGAGCTGATGACAGCGCAGTGGTTGTGAATGGGTTCATCAGATAGTATTTCTCGTCTGACATTGGCACACCAACAGAGTCCATCAACGCACCAGCACCAGCTACGTCTGACCATGCGTCAACAACAGTGCCGCGATCACCGTAGCTCAACGCTGCGTTTTTACGCATGAACGCGCCGAGGTCTAGCTCAAGGTCAGTTACGATTCTGCGAGCCATTGGCTCAAGGATTTGATCTAGTTGGTCTAGCTCAAGAGCCTCTTGCACGTTGCCCCACTCAGTGGCGGCTGTGAAGTAGTTTTGAACTGTACCAGTTGCTTTACCAGCAATGATGTCAGACTTCGTGGAACCACTTATGTCACCGCCAGAAGTGCGGATTGTGTTGTAGTCGTGAGGACGCTTAAAGTCAACAGTGCTACCACTTGAAGGATTGAACTTACCTGACAACAACTGAGTGTCGACAGTCTTTGTTACTACACGGGAAGCCTCGAATGCATCTAAAAATACACGAGCAACTTTCCGTGTGACGTTACTACTAAGATTATTAGCCATGATTGGATCACCTTATTCATTCAAAAATTGCCCCCTTCGGTCCTCGCGCTTTAGGCGCTACACCAGCTTTCGCTGGCTGTTCTACCGGGTCAGGAGCGGCATTTACTTTAGGTTTCAATGCAGCAGCCTTCTCGCGTACATGAGTTGCTATCCTTACAGCAGCTTGCGCCGGACTCATAGACCGGATGGTGTCTAGCTCGGTTACGTTCTGACTGAGGTACTTTGTTATAGCCGGACCTAGTTCGTCATCTAAAATATAGTTGACTACATCGTCTGACATTCCAAATGCCGCAACTTGATTACCTGCGGCTTGTAGTTCCTCGTTAGATATACCAAGCTGGACAGCTCGCTGCGAGTAGGTAGTAACCTTCTCATTCAAAGCCTCCTGCTCTTTGTATAGCTGTTCATTCTGCAAACGCTGTACTTCCTGTTGTTGGAAGCGTTGTTGTGCGTCAAATGCAGCTTGTCTAGCTATGGCCTCATCGCGCATTCTGAGCTGTTGCTGATACTCCTGATCACTCAGGGCATAAGGGTCCGGCTCTTTCGGCACATTTGGCCTTTCCTGTTTTGGCATCTGTTTTTCAAGCGACTCTAGACGTTGCTTTAACTGTTCAGCCTCAAGCTCTTTTTCCCTGAGCTTCTTGACTTTTTCAGCTACACCTCTGTCGTATGCCTCTTGCTGTACCGGGTCAAATCTGGCCCGTACCTTCTGCCAATCAGGCTTGGTTTGTTTCTCCTGAGCCTCCTCAGTATCCGGTGATGAGTCGGAGTCAATTTCTTGACCTTCGGTTTCTACGTCTTCGAGCTCTATTTCAGCCTCATCGACAATATCTTCCTGTTCCATCTTGTTACCTTCATAAATGCCGTCAAATAAATGGTGACGTTCCATGCCTCCAATAAAAGCGTGGAGTTCGCTGTGTTATAATTATACCACATATTGTGGTTTTGCAAGCAATTTTTGGCGGGAGCGGCTATCTCTGGCTCGGTTCATGATAGATTTTCACCGGAGGATTTGCACCTCTATTACACTCCCATAAACTTTATACAAAAGCCCGTAACGCAGATTGCGTTGGATTTACACTTGACAACAGATCAGAGCTATCCATTTTGTCTGGGTCAAACTCGGCTTCAATGGAGCGGATGTTCTTAGGATCAAAGATTATATCAATCGTGGTTGGATCGTAATTTTTTGGGATTTCAGGAGGCAGAGCGACATCAGGAGTGTTGTTGAGCATTTGGTATGCTTTGTACTCCTCGCTTGCATCTACCTCATCAAGAAAATCCATCATTTCCTGACTCATAGGCTCATTTTTAGCAGGCAACGGTTTTATTGGTATTTCGTTGGACGCTTTGTCAAACACATTGTTAATTGATACAGAATCATAACCTGCGGCTTGTGCTGCGTATGCTATATCATCTGTCCTAGCCACGCTGCCTACACTTGAATGCAGATTGGCTCTAACTGCATCAGGCAGGTTTCTGACAGGAATTGAGTTAAAGTTATTTCTGCCGCCATCAACGACAAGATTGTTTCCTTTTCTTAAATATGAAGAAACAACATTTCTTCCATACTCACCTGCATCTTCAGGACTACTGGTAAACATTTGGTAGTTGCCAGCTTTGTTAGGATCGTATTCGCCACTCAGTCCTCTGTATGCAGTCCTCTCAGTATCAAACCCAAGGTCTTGCGCTCTCTGCATCCTAGCGCCTTGATCCATGTCTAAGCCACGCAGCGCCGAGCCTCCAGCTATAGCAGAGCCTTGCCTGCCGCCGCCTGAGTATAAAAGCGTATCTCCAATTTCATTGCCTGATCTTCTAAACCCAGAGGCCAAAGCTGGGCCTCCACCGCTAGAACCTCCTCCCATAACTATCGTAGGATCAAACGCTACAGTCCTGCCTGTTTCTGGATCAAAGTATTCACCGCCTGATGCTGCGGCCCTTGCCTGCTCAGACATATACTCAGAAGTGCCAAACAAAGCATCTCGGAGGCTAGAGCCTACACCTTGTATTGCCTCTGCCTGCTCATCTGGGCCTCTGAAACCAAGGAATGATGGAGCCTCGCCAAGCATATCGCCCAACGCGGAAAGCCCCCTACGGACCGGAGAATAGCTAGGATCGTATTCGGCAGGACCATACTCAGCAGGGATTGTTTCGGTGATGTATTCAACACCAGAAGGACCAGAAGCAAAACCAAGAACTTGCGTTGACTCAGGACTCAATATCTCTCTGCGCTCGCCTGAAATAAACTGCGAAAACGGACCCGTACCGCCATACATATACTGGCGGCTTGCCATTTCCTCCTGAGCTAACTCTTGGTCTGTCTTAGCCATAATTACCGCCTAAATGGATAAAGCGTGTCAGTGGGCAAGTCTTCACGGTTAAGCAAGAGGTCTTGTCCAGGTCTGATAGAAAGTCCTTGAAGCATTCTGCCTCTAGTTCCCT